CCCACAGCTAGCGACTGCGTTGGGATTTATTACTTTAAGATAACTTCCACCTAATTCATTAACATAATCAACTGTACATCCTAATACAAACATTTCTGCTATAGGATCTACAACTAATATATTATCAATTGGTTCACTCCATTTAACATCAGGCCATTTTGATTTGTAGTCCCACACATATGCAAATCCACTACATCCTCCACCTTTGACTCCTAAGGTTACATAGTCACCAGATTTAGTTACTGATTTAAGATATACGCTAGCGCGTTCTGTTATTTGAATCATGATGGTAAAAATATATTTGTTATTGCTGCTCCAACTATCAAAGCAGTTATAATCCACATTTTATTTTCAATAGATATCATTTTGTCTTGGATCTCACCAAACTTTTCATTGATTCTATCTAATCTCAATGCGCATTCAGCTTCGTGTATTCTTATCTGTTCTAATACTTGAAGTGTAGACAATCTCTGTGACGTTTTTGTTGTTTGTGTAAGTTTAGTTACAGCCATTAGCAATTCCACCTAGCTCTAGCTGCTTTACCTCGCTCACCATTCCAACTTTTTGATCTAGCACAAAAAGATTTTCTTCTTCCTGCTGCTTTACTTCCTTTTTTTAACTTTGATGGAGGTGTTGTAACAGCTGTTTTTAAATCACCACCTGTACGATTATTGTATTTTGCTACACCTTGTGGAGTCATTCCAGCACCACTATCTGTACTTCTTTTGTCACCTGACTTCTGTGACATACCATCCATATCTTCTTTGGTATCTGTAGGTTTATTTTCTGTATCTTTTTTAACAGGAGTACTCAAATTCTTTCTTCTCATAAATTTGCTTACACCTTTTGGTCCATCAACAGGTACTTTTAAATTTGGAAGTTTGTCATCAGTCTTCATAACCATTTCATCTAAAACAATCATACCATGACGATTAAATTTATAACCGTCAGGACATTCATCTATTTTAAAATATTTAAATACAGACATTTTTTTATTGAGATCTTTTCATGTCAGCTGCAGAAGGTCTATCAGCGTCTCCAACTTCAGCTGGTTCGCCTCCTCTTTTTTTCTTTTGTGCAATGTTATACCACAAACCTTTCTTAGCTACTTTACCATCTTTGGTTACATGTGTTCCTTTTGCTTCTTCAACTTTAACATTAGTTTTAATTATTAAATTAGTCATCATGTTAGCCATCTGTTCAGCATAAGTTTCTTTTTTAGAAACATAACTACCAGTTTTATCAATCAATTTTATTTCTTCTTTATTGAAAGGTTTATAATTATCAGGATTGGATTGTTTAACTGCACCAACTTTTCTAACCATTTTCATATCACTTTTTGTAATTTTTTTATCTTTATTGTGATCTAATTTGTGTTGATCCCCAACTAATGCTTCTGATTTAGTTTCAGGCTTTTGTCTTTCAGGATATTTTTCTCTTGTCTTTGGATCAACTTCATCTTTATGGCCTTTTGGAACAGCGTAACTTACTCCAGTTGGACCATACGCCTTACCTTCTTTAGCAATCTCAGGCTTTGCAGGTTTAGCTGATGACATGTCATATCCAGTACCACCACATGGTTTACATGTACTACCAGTTTCTGTTTTACCATTATCACATTGTTGACAAACTTTTGATCCTGTACCTTCTTCATAAGAAATTATTTCTTCAGTTTTAAGAGATGACATATGTTTAGTTGGTAAGTGATGCTCTTCATCTCCATTACTATAAACATGATTGTCTTTACCGTGATATGGATTATCTTTTTCCATACTAAATCCACGGACTCTTTTACCTTTGTTCATGTTATGAACTTCTTTATGACTAAACTTTTGTTTATATCCTGAATTGTCAAAATGTACATGTGTATCTGTAATTTTAGCAGTTCCAGATTCTGTTTCATGTGAAGTATCTTCACTTACGTGAGACATAAAGTTTTTATGTGATTGTTGTGCATGATTTTGAATACTTAATTTATTATCTCTTGTAGCTGTTGTATGCTTATGTAGAAATTTTTGTGCATGAGCTCTAGATACATTGTGTGTTTTACCATCATGGAAAGTAATATCTTTACTACCCATGTTCACAGCTTTCCTAGCTTGCATTACTACATTTCGATCAGGCTTATCTCTTTCGTCTTCTTCTTCAGCTCTTTCGAATATTTCTTCTATAAAATCTGTAAATGTTTTCATAACGTACCTCTTAATATATATAGTTTATTTATTAAATCTTATCATTGTTAGCTTGACCATTTGTATATGTTTCACATTCAAAATACATATATCTAAAACTAACACTTCCAACTAATGGTTCAACATCTAAAGTTTTTGAATCATATGTAGGCCCACCAACACCAATTGGAAATGCATCTTTAAATTTCCAACTTATTAATGCTTTGTTGCCAGCATCTGTACCAAATAATTCAATATTTGAGAAAAATTTAGCGTGTGCAGGTTGTCTTCTTGGTATACTGTTTTGATAATTTGTAGCCTGATCTCCTGTTTCAGGAGCAGTGATTCCTTTTATCCATCTTATAATTTCTCTATAAGTTTTGAATTCTTTATCAATAACATAATTTATTTCTAACGTACCATAATCTAAACCATCCCCTGGAATATAAACTCTTCCTGGGTTAAGAGAGTTTGGTAATATACTTTCACCAGCAACTAAAGTAGGTATAGTAAAATCTTGTATTGTAAATACTAACTTTGGTAATCTTTCAGCAGTTAAGAAAAAGTTTTGAGGTGGAGTAAAGTTCAACTCAACTTGATTGTTTATTGCTACTTCTGAATAAGTATTTGCCATAATAATTTATTTTTTAAAATTTGTTAGTTTATTCATTAGCCACGATTGAATCATAATAGCCCAACCAGGCTGTGGTAAATTCCATCCTATGAATGCACCAATTAATATCCACATTCCTATGTCTATCATTTGAATCTCCTTTAGTATATTTATAACAAAAAAGGGAGGCTAAACCTCCCTTTTTTTAAGATAATTTAATAACTCTTATACGTTATCTACAGCAAATTTTCTGTAGTAAACATTTGAATGAGGAGCTACTAATCCTTTTGATTGGATTGCTGCCGCACCAGCTGCAAATGGATTTGAAACCATTCCATATCGAGTTTTAAATCCGATTTTTGGTTGGAATGTCTCTTGAGCAACTGCTCTAACCATTTGTAATGGAACGTAAGGACAATAGAACATACCTGCATCCATATTGTTTGTACCTTTATATCCAACAACGATGTAGTCACCTGATGTTGCATACGGGTCAATATAAACCTTAGTTCTATTATTCAATGTACCAGCAAATACTCCAGATGTAACATCTACATCTAAGTTATCTTGGATACTTGATGAGTAGTCTAAAAGACCAGCCATAGTTAAGCCTGAAGCTACGTTAGCTGAACATAACATAAAGTTACCTTTACCTCTTCTAGTTTCAAAAGCAATATTATTACTTTCTTTTTCTATCTGAAGCATAAGACCTTTTTGTCTTTCAACTGACCATCTACCTTGACCATCTGCAATTAGATCAAATCTACCTGCATTTGTAAGTCCTGTAGCACCTCTTTTGGCTTGAGAAATGATAGTGTACACAACTTCTCTATTGATCTCAGCTAAGATTTCTGTAGATAAAATGTTGGACAATTCTGCCTCAGCATCTAATCCATGTACAGCTCTTAGATCTTGAACCAATTCCATGGTGTATTCACTCTTAAGAGCTCTTGTCTTAGCTTCGACAGCAGTTCTTTCGATTGTGAATGACATTTCACGGAAGTTATCACCTTCACCTTCTCTGGTAGTCATACCATAAGAAGAAGTACCTTCTGCAGCAACTTTAGCTGAACCGCCTGCTAATGCAGGGTTGGCGCCACTTGCTGTGCCAAAAGGATTATTTACAGGTGTTACAGAATTATCTGTATATGTATCTGATTCTGCAGCAGTAGAACCAGAGTTGGCAGCTCTTGAAGGATTGAAAGGATTACCAGAGGTATCTTCGTTCGTTCCATCTTTATGAGTACCAGGAGCACCTGCATTGAAAGCAGTACCTGAGAAGTTAGGGAATACTTCATTGTAGAAAGCTTCTAAGCCTTCTTCACCAAGTCCATTAACTTCATTATTATTATTATATCTAGCACGTAAGGCAAAAATTAAGCCTGTTGGAGCTGACATTGCTTGCACACCACAAAGATCAAAAGCCATCATTTGTGGCATTGCTCTTCTAACTAGTGATATGATAATCGGATCGTAACCTGCACGACCGGTTGCATTTATACTTGCATTATCGCCGGCACCTGAAAAGGCACCTCCGAAGGCTGCACCAGATACACTTGATTCCTGAATCTGAGTTTCTTCATGAAGAGCTTTCTCAGTATTCTCGAGAACTTGAGCTACAACGGCCTTTTTGTCTCGTTCTTTTATTTCAGGTAAATCGTCGTGATTAATTACTGGAGCCCATTTTTCTGTGAGAACATCAAAAGACATATCTCTTCTCCTTTATAAAAACGTTGATGTGATTTTTCTTATTCATATTATATTTTTTTCTTAATTATTTCTTTATAGTTTTTGTAAGGAACTGTGCGTATGCATTCACGGATGAGTCATCAGATTCTTCAGCAATTACTTCGTCAGTACCAATCACTTCTTCACTCAATGAGCCAAGAAGCTTCTTGCTTTCCTCACCTTCGTTAAAGTATACTTGTTTAAGATCCTCTAACTTAGTTTGGAATTCTATTGTATCTTCAGCTTCAACAGAACCAGATAATTTTTCTAATTTAATTTTCTGTGTCTCGGTTAAACCTTCAGCTACAGTTTCAACAATTGAATTCTTTTTCAATTCTAAAACTTCTTTTTGTAACTTCTCATTTAAAGTTGAATACTCTTCAGCTTGTTCTTTAAATGAATCTATTTGTTCTGTAATTTCATCTACAACAGAAATGTCGTCTTCAGGTATATCGATATAATTCTCTGCAAATAAATTTCTCATTCCTGTGATAAAATTTTCAGCTACTTCAGTTCTTAATGAATATTTAATCTCTAATTCATTTTCTTTTAACCATTCTTTAACAGCATAGTCAACGTACTCTTGAACTTTTGCATTAAGAGCTTCTTTCTCTTCACTGATAGACTTTTCTGATTCTTCTCTCAATGTTTCTTTATACTGTTCAACTTTTTCATTGACAGCAGTTTCAAAAACTACAGCAGCTTTTCTTTTAAAGTCTTCATCTAGTTCTGATTCAATGTCATTACTTTGCTCTGTCTCTTCAGGCATTTTATTAACAATAGGATCATTGGCTTGATCATGTGGACCTTTATTAGGTTCTGCAGCTGCAGAAGCTTTAGCCATTTTAGCTGGACCTTTAGGGTTAGCTGATGTTGGAGTTTCAATTGGGTCATTTGCTTGAGTATGTGGACCAGAAGCAACGTCACCACCTTTTGATTCAGCTTCACCTTTTGATGCTTTTTTATCATCAGAAGGTAGCTGCTTATCATTAGAACCAGATTGTATAGAAGTATCTTGACCTTTAGCGTCACCTAATTTTTGCATAGGCTCACCTGCAGGTAAAGCTTCTTCAACTTTATCTTCGATTTCTTCTTTTTTAAATGAATTTTTTGCACCTTGATTACCAACTGGAACACCTGGTTTGAATCTAGCTGGAATCTTTGCACCCATTTTCACACCTGGAGACTTAGCAGGCATTCTGTCAAAAGCAGAACCAGGTTTTACTTTCTCACCTTCTTCAACTTTATCTTCGCCCATGCTTGTGTCTATGTTCTTCTTCATTGTTTCTTTCATTTTCTTTTTAGCTTTGGAAGGACCATGACTCATTTCATGAACAATGTTCATTCCTTCAACAGGAACTTCTTCTTCTATTCCATGTTCAAATTCTACATCATACCATTCAATGTTACCTTCATCATCTGGCTTTGCATGTCTTCCAATAATAGGTTTGCCTTCACCCCACTCAGGATGTTCAACAACCACTGCACATAAATGATATTTTGACTCACAGATATGATCGTATTCTTCATCTGTCAATTCTCTACCATATTCTTCTTCAGCTTCTGCCTTTGTTGGTGTTTCCATAGCATCTAAACTGATAGCCATATTCTTGATCTCTTCAGCGAATGTATTTTCTTCTGCTTCATCTAATTCACCTACTAATAAGTACCATTGGCTCTCATCTAAATCTTTTATCTTATCCCATTCAAATGCACCTGTTGATTCTTTCAAGCTTAATTCTTCTGAATGAAGTACGTACATAGCATCTTCCCATGTAACTTCTTCTGAAGCCATTGATTTCTTTATTGCAGCTCTTCTTTTCATTAGATAATCATCTGACTTATCTTTATCGCCATCGTTATCTACATCGCCATCTTCTTTACCAACTGCATCAAGTTTTTTTTCATCAACAGATTCATCATCTTCAGTAGCTGCTTGTTCGCTCATACCTGGATCATTAGATTGATCGTGTGGGCCTTTGTTAGCTTCTACTTCGCCGGAAGCTTGTGAAGGCTTTGCACTAATACCATCAATACTATTAGTATCACCTGCGTTGTCTGTAGACTGATCATGTGGACCTTTATCAGCCTCAATTTCAGAAGATGCAGCACTGGCTATCTTACCTTTGTTCATGTCACCTTCATCACCAGCATTTTCACCTGCTTGATCATGAGGTCCTTTATCAGCTTCAACTGAACTAGCTTCTTTACCACCTGATGGTTTTATTGTAGCTGTGTCAGCTGTTTTACCATCACTTGTTAAACTCTTAGCATTATCAGCATTCTGATTAAATTCTTTTATATCTTCTTCTTTCATAGGCTTTTTCTCTTGAGGATTAATAACTGTATCTTTACTAGTCATTGCACCTCCTTTTGCCTTCTCATTAAGAAGATCATCAATTACGTTTATTAAATCTTTAGACATTGGGTCCACTCCTTATAGTCTCTTTTATTTATAATTCTTAAAGATCTCTTAAAAATTTATTAAATAGTTTAAGTTTAACTTCATTTATTTTGTTCTTTTCAGCCATCAAAAGTTCTTTTCTAGCTTGTGCTAAATCTTTTTGTACAAACAAACCAGACTCAAATATCCATTCAGCTTGTTCATAAACACCTTCGACAAATGAAGATTGTGCAGAGGGATCAAAAACGATGTCTGCCGCAGTAGTTAAAACGAAATCATTTTGTACTTCATTGTAACCTTCTCTTGTTGGTTTGAGAGATCCTAAACCTCTAGAACTTACTCCAACCGTAACACCATCTTTGACTAAACTTTCTACAATTTTACCACATGGTGTAGATAATATTTTTGCTTTACCTTTATAATATATGTCATCCTTAACTAAAGACTCTGTCAATATAGCAGCTCTTTCAGGATTAACTGTAGGTTCAGCTGGGTGATTTAACTCACCTAAAGATCTTTTCTTATCGATATATTCTTCAGTATATTTTCTCACAGCTTCGTCCATAACCATCTGAGGATATACTCTTCCATTTCTGTTTTGTTTTTCAGCCTGTAAGAAAGGACCAGAAATATACATCTTCTTGTCTTTACCTTCAGTAATAACTGTTATATCTTCTAATAATGTTGGTTCAGCTATAAGTTTCATCTGATTAAAAATCCTCTAAGTTCTACAACTGCATTAGGAGAAGTTCCAGCTACAGTTAAAATACCTTTTTCATTCAATACAGGTAGTCCTCCAAACTGAGACAACAACCAATTGCCTGATTCAAATGCTTTGCCATCTATAGTAATATCATTAGGTCCCATATTAATTACTGACTCAATTCTACTAGCTTTAAAAACAGCAGTTTCATCTGTTTCTAAAGTAAATGTTAATGCATCAGAATCAACATTGGCAGCAGTATCTAAATGTAAAGTTACCCTGGCAGAGTTTTGATCTCTTGCAGTAATTCTTTTTGCTACTATTGTATTTGCCATTCACATCTCCTAGTTAGACAAAGAAGCAAGACTTCTATTTCGTCCTTTAATTCTTTTTTTTGTTATCTTTGCAATCCTTGCAGCCTTTCTTTTAGCTGCAGATCCCATAGCTTTTTTGGCTCTTTTTAATTTAATGCCAAGTTTTTTCATTGATGCTTTTTGTGTTCCTGTTTGAGGTAGACATCTTCTTCCAGCAAGTCTCATACCAGGTCCACATTTTTTCTTTTTAATTATTTTACCTTTAGCTCTTCTAAAGATTACTTGTGCAGCACCTTCTGTTATAAATTCATTTCCATCTTTATCAAAATCAATATCTTCATAAACTTCATAGTCTTCAGCAAACAATGCATCTTTCATAGCTATGTAGACTTTAATTCCATCATGGTAGCCTGTTCTATCTTCAATTCCATATTGAAGATCCATATCATCACCATCTTCCATAGGAACAAAGTCTAAATAATATTCTGGACATTGACATTCGTCATCACTTTCATGTGATTCACATCCACAATCTTCTTCTTCATCCTGAACATTTAAACTATTCTCATAATCTTCAACGTCATCTATATCTTCTTCAATATATTCAAAATAATTATTGATATTATTTTCTTCTTTAATGTCTTCAATTTCTTTATCAGTAAAAATAGAATTATCAACTGAAACATTACTGTTCAATTGTTCAATAACAATATTCTTTTGTTTTTCTACTATTCTGTCTTTAAGACTTTGTAGTTTCATCTTTTTCACCTTTAATAAAATTAGTCGCTAATTCTTTTTTAATCATGTTTAATGCATTAAAAGTCTTAACGTCCAATTGATTCTTCACGTCATTAACAAATTGATCTTTATTATCAATGTTAGTTGTAAAGTCATTATTATCCATACTATTTATCATCCCCACATTATAGAGTCTAGCTCTAATTGGTTATTGTTTCTAAGCTCTTCTCTCAAAGCTACTTCTTCATCTTTACCTTCGTTATATAATGTTTGTCCATCTAATTGAACACCACCTGGAAGTTCTGTGTTCATATATTTTTTAAGATTTGAACCCCATTGCATTTTTGCTAAAGATACTGAATACGATTTAAGCCAACTATCTGAATATACTTGTCCGTATATATCAGGATCAGTAACAACATAACATTCAGCTAAAAGATAGTGTGTTTTTTTACCTCCACTAGATACATTTTTAAGTCTTTGCATATCAACATCTAAGTATAATCTATTTTTATGTTTGTTAAATCTTATAGCTGGTGAAGTATTCAAAAGAAATTCTATATGTTCAATAAAAGATTTTTGAATATAGTAAGATGTTAAACCACCTCCAGCCATACCTCCATAGAAAAAATCAAAGTTATTCAAAAAATATTGGTACTCATAATTATACATACCTGCTTGACTGAACGAATCTACCTTTGCAATTTTAGTAACTGCTATAATGTCGTTAGGAACTTTAACTCCTATCTTTCCACCATCAGTTAATGTTATATTCTGATCTTCTAAAATTTTTTCTTCAAGTGTAAATTTAGTTGAAAAACTTGCTTCAGAATCAAAAGCACCATCAGAATCTGTTTTGATATATACTCTAGCACCGGTTACATTATCTACTTTGTGCATAACTCTAGCACCTTTAATGTAAGTGCTTGAGTCAACGTAATCTTCAGCAGTCATTTCAAGATGTTTTCTAGAATTTCTTTCTAGAAATTTTTGATCAACTTTTATTAATCTGTATGTTCTTTCCGCACCGTCAAAATGATATTCCTGATATAACTGTACAGCATCGTCTATACAATCTTCCAATTGTATGTCTGCTATCTCAACGTTAATTACAGGAGCACCTAATTTTCTTAATATATAATCAGCTAATTCCTGTTTACTATTCGGTAACGGCATCTGAATCCTCTTCTATTATTGATGTATTTATATCTAAATCACTACTGTTTTCTGTAAGTGTAAATTGAGGTGATTTTTTATAGTCATCATACATATTGACAAAGTCATTGTTTGCAATATCAGCAGGAACATCTACATCTACTATTTGTTCTTTATCCATTTCATCCATAATTTGTTTGTCAATTCTTGCAATGTCCTCTTCAGTTTGACCTAGTATTTCTTTTCTTATATATTCTATAGAGAAATATTTACCGACATATTCAGACGCATCTCTTAACACATTCAATTGATCACCAAGTATTTCAATTCTTTTTAAATTCTCAAAGTGTGTATCTGATATATAATCATATGTTATATATTGTCTCATCTCTTCAAATTCACCAGTGGTACAAACACCTTTCAATACTAATTGAACTCTTAAAACCTCATTGAATAACTCAGCAAATTGTTTTCTTATTCTATGAATGAATTTAGTAAATTTTAATTCGTCTCTACTAATATCTGAAGCTCTACCTAATTGAAAATTATTATCTTGATTGATTCTACTCATAGGAACATTAAGTGCTTGATATAATTTACCTTTAAAATATTCAACATCATCTAGATCACCTAAATTTTGTCCTCCTGGTAATGTAGTAATCTCAGTACCTTTTGATCCATCTCTTCTAGGTAACCAAAAATCTTCTAACATAGACATAAATTTTCTACTATCTCTTATAGATCCTGTCGATGGATCATAATCAATTTTGTTTCTATATCTATTCATCATGTCTTTTATATATTGTTCAGCTTTTATCTTAGGTAGCTGTCCAACATCAACATAAAAAATTCTTCTTTCAGGAGCTCTTGCAATTCTATATACTATAAGAGCATCTTCCATTGATCTCAAATTGTTAAATGGTTTAATTGCTTTATCTAAATAACCTACAATTATACCTCTGTTTCTATCTAATAAACCTGAAGGACAAAACACAACACTATCTTTTGATAATTTAGCTGAACTATTCATGTTCTTATCAGGCGCGTATTCAAACCACTCGTTTACTTTTGTTAGAACAGGAACACCAGATATTTTATCTTTTTGATATTCAGGCTTCACAACTCTTTTTATTTTAAGAGCATCTATAGGTCTTAGTTCAACAATACCTTCTTTAGGATTTTTTTTATCAATGATAACTTGAAAGTATAATCTTCCATCAATGTACCATTGTCTAAATAAGTCATAAGATTTTTTTTGAAATTTAAGATAATGAAGAACGTTTTTAAATTCTTTTCTCATTATCTTTTTTATTCTATCATCGATGTTTAAAGTATCAAGTCTTATTGAAACAGGAGCTCTCTCATGTTCAACAACAAAAGCTTCGTTTACAACATCATCTATAGCAGCATCCGCTTCTGGATAAAAACTTACTGATCTATATTGTGAAATAAGTTGATGTTCGTTTCTATACTTCTTATCAAGTTCATATGTATAACCAATACGACCACCTACAGGTAGTTCAGTACCGTCATCCATTTCAACAGGTATAGGACTTACTTGTTTTTTTTCATTTTCTGGAGTGACTAAATCAAATCCAAAAAGATTAATAGTTTTTTCTGCCATTCTGCTTCCTCATAATATTAACTAGCTACTATATATGTTATAGGAGATTTATCCTACATTGTCCGTAGTATTACTAGTCCAATATTGATACGCGATAGTACAGCTGAATTCTTCGATAGTATCTGTAGCGTCAAATGACATATCGATAGGATCAACTTGTACAGGAAAGCAGCCTCTGAACGTATAGGTTTTTTGTACCTTATTATTTTTGTCCAATTGTTCTACTCTCCAGTCTTGTATATAAGCCTGAATGTTAGTACCAAGTGAAGTTGTACCACCTACGTGTTGGTTGATTTGATTCATCCAAGATTCAAAAGCATTTCTAATTGCAAAGTTGTTATCATTCATAATTGTGATAGTCCAATCTTCAAATATTCTATCACCTGCAACTTTCAATTGTCTACCTCTAAAAGGAACTGGAATTTCACCAATTGTTGATGGAGGTAGTTGAGCTCCTTTTATTAAAAAAGAACCCAGTTGTACTAATCCTAAACCTGTATTATCTGTAGATGTAACTGTACCTGGAAATCCTGGTATTACTCTAAAATAATTTGGTCTTGCTCCACCACCTATAAGTGCTGCTTTAAAGTCGTCAATTCTTAAGGTCATATTAAGCTCCTGCTACTTCTTCAAAACTTACTCCAGTACGTACTGCTACAAAGTTAAGAGTAATAAAATTAATTGATCGATTTGGTTTAATGTATATATCTGCTACAAATCTATTTCCATCAATCACTGCTGGTGTGTTATTAGTAGTATCACAAACAACTTTAAAATCTTGCATACCTCTTCTTGCTTTAATATCTTGTAAGAAAGGTTCTATGGCTGCTGTAAAATTTGCTCTTGTAAAATCATCATTGAATTCAAACAATTGAAATTTAGCTGCTGTAGATATAGCTTTTTCTAAAACTATAAAAAGTCTTCTTACATTTATTCTATCAAAAGATGAAGGCCTAGACAACGCAGTTTTATCTCCGAATAATAATGTTCCTTGACCTCTAACAGTCACAACTGGATTAACTCTCTCTCTATACAAAGCATCTCTATCTGCTTGTTGAGGATTGTAAGATAATTTTGTAACATTTGAAACAAAACCTCTATTAAAACCAGCTGGAGACCACCATGCATCGTTTGTATATTCAGATCTTGCTGTTATTCCAGCAGTGTCACCTGCCATAGGAGCCCAAAAATATTCATCATTGTATCTATCATACATTCTTTTCCATGCAGAATCGAATACTGTATATGAATTACTATTGAAGTCTGCAAAATAATCGGTAACTTTTTTTGCTGTAGGATTAATTACAGCTGAATCATATGAAGGTGAACAAAATACTATACAATCTTTTCTTACTTTAGCTAAATTGTCTATAGCATATTTTTGTACAGTTTTTTGTTTAGTTGCATTACCAGATCCTGAACCAAAATGATTACCTATGATTAAAGATATATCAATCTCTTCAGCATCTTTAAATTTATCTAAAGCTCCTGTATAATCTGCAGCGTCAATATCGTCACCTGATGATCCACCATTTAAATTATATCTTCTTACACCTGCTATCAATGCATTTGATACAAATCTTACAAAGTCTTTTTGATTATTTTTATATATACTTGTACCTATTGCAGTCGTCTGATCACTATTAGTAAGAGCTGTTACTGCAGATCCATTAGCTTGATCTTCAGTTAAAAGATATATCCAATTACTAGTATTGTTAACTACAGTCTTATAAAAATTCTGTCCTCCATCTGCAGTAACACCGTTACCAGCTTTTGAAAGTGCTTCATGAATTTCTAAAACTTCGAATGCATTTCCAGTAATTGTTGTATCAGTTGTATGTACAATGATATGAACTTCATCATTTACATCTGAGTCAAAAGTGTCTGTTGACCATTGTGACTTACCAGGTTTCTTATCAAAAAATACACCTGCTTTTATTGTTCCATTAGCTACTAAAGAAGTATTTAAAAAATCACTATCACTTATCGTAGCATCAATTAATATAACTCCAATTCCATTTCCTCTTGCACCTGGAAATCTAGCATAAACAGAACCATTAGTTAGGGTTGTTTCTTCAGATATAAAATCATCTAAATTATTAAGAACAGCAGCAGTTCCAAAACCTGCACCTTGTTCTAGTTCTTCTATTGGTATAAAAGATAAACCTATTGTTGTGACTGCTGAAGGATCTGTACCTGCAGGAGTTGTAAATGTTACTGTAGCATCATTTCCTAATGAACTAGATCCATCTGAATCAACCGAAGCATCGACAGCGTTTCCTTCTACGTTTATAGCATTTTTAATTATATTAGCAATGTCACCTGAATTACTTATATTGTCTGAATCTGTAACTCTAAATGTTAAAGCACTACCACTTGTAACTGCTCCTATTGTAACAGTTTGAGTTTTGTGTCCCTCACCATCTGAGTCTGGAAAAGTCAATACTGGAGTACCAGTAATTGTTATTGTTGTTTTTCCTGCTTCCAATGTTACAAATTCTGAAGCAGCATTTCTTGCTCCATCAGTTAGTATTCTACAAACTTGTATTGCATTTGCATATGAAAGAAAATTTGCTGCTGAGTACCAATCTGTTCTGTTGCTTTCTCCAGCAACTGTTGATACAATTGGGTTACCAAAAATAGAAACTAACTGTTCTTCTGAACTTATTAACGTTGGTTCTAAACATGGACCCCATTCAAAATTACCTGCTATAGCTCCTGTAGAGGTTGCTACTGCTGGTATTATATTCGTTAGATCTTTTTCTTGGACCTGTACACCTGGGCTAACTTGGAACGCCATCTATCGACTCCTTTTTGTAATTACAAAGATAATTTATCTGTTATATTTATATTATTAAAATTCTACGATGAAGGAACTGTGTTAACAAAACTAGCATTATCACTACTATTTGTTACAGCAACTGTCAAAGTATAACCTAATATACTATATTTTTCTTTGAATGCGTATTCAATTTTATTACCATTCCTTAATGCGAAAACTTCCCAATATCTATTTGCAACAGGATGGTCTATTATATTTATATATAATATTTGTAGTACATTTGCATCAGTCATACCTTTAGCAAACAATACGTTATTAATTGTAACTGTAGCACCATCACCAGCAACGACTCTCCATGTTACAGTTATGTTATTTTCTAGAACATTGTCACTGTCCGTTGAGAATTGTACTATACCAAGTGTTTCAGAATCAGTTGGTATAGGAGTAGCATCTGGCTGTGATGGTGTAACACCAACTGCTGCCTCTAATATATTCATTCTTCTATTTAAATCTTGAATAACTATAGTATCTGAATCTCTATCAGACATTAAACTAATTACTTTAGTATTTAAATTAGTAATTTCTGAATCAAAAGAATCTACTTCATTTCTCAATGTAGCCATTACTGTAAGATCTGAATCGCCTATTCCTTGTACACTAGCTATTTTATTTTGAAATAAAGTATAATCTGAATCTATTAAAAGTTTTAATTCATTTTGTTTTGTTTTTAATAATTGTATTGTAGTTGTATCTGAATCTCTATCTAATTTTAAATTGTCTACTTCATTTCTCAATGTAGCCATTACTGTAAGATCAGAATCATCTATACCTTTAACATTTGATAATTTTATTTGAAATAATGCATAATCAGAATCAATTGCAACTTTTAAATCTGATTGTTTACTTTTTAAATTTTGTATAAATGTTGTATCTGAATCAACATCTAATCTTAAACTATCAACATCATTTCTCAATTGAGCTGATGCTGCTAAATCTGAATCACCTATACCTACTATACTAGCTATTTTCAATTGAAAAGCTAAATGATCTGAATCTGTATCAATTCTCAATTGATCAATTTCTTTTGTATGTCTAGCAACTGTGGCTTGATCAGATTCGTTCATTGCATTAGGAACAAACTCGTCTAATCCTAATGGTCCTACATATCTTGCTCCACTTATATAAACTGACTTACCACTGAAGCTTACTCCGTTAGGTAAATTCTCTCCCATGAAATGTAATACACCAGACGAATAATCAAAAAACCATTCATCATTATTACCTGAACCAGAAGCAAAAACTTGTTTACTTATATTTGCAGCACTATCGCTATCATTAGAAGTATGAATGTAAACTTTTACTTGGTACGTTGCTCCAAATTCTGGATTAATCCAATTAGTTAATCCTGTTAACCATGTACGATTAGTAGAAGCAGTACCATCATTTGTTGTTTCAATTAAATTATTAGATCCATATACTTCTACTATACTATTGTTGGAAGCAGGAATAGCTATAGGAATAGCACCAGCTTTATTCCAAGTTAAATCACCTCTTATAACTAACGGTGATGGTATTGATTCGTTAGTAGCTCCTTTTAGACTATCAGAGTCAGTTCTAGTAACATTAAAACCTAATTTTTTAAATAGAAAATCGACTTTTGATTTTAAACTAATAGCCATTAACTTATACTCAAACTAGTTACTGTATCGTTAGCTGCTAAAGCTATTCTCAATAATACAACATTACTATCTGCATTAGTTGAGTTCTGTGTTCCTAAAGTAAATTTAAAAGATCCATTTAATGATCCACTACCAATAACATCTGCTCCTGTAGATGCACAACCATCTGAACCATTACCACCATTTCCCGTATCACTTCCAGGCACACCTGCACCTGCATATTGAACTCCACAATTTAACCAACCGTTTATGCCTGAAGTATTATCAATTGTTGTACCAGGAGCAGCTATAAACATTCCTTCTATACCGGTAGTAGAAACTATACTTAATGTAAAGTTAGCCATAGCAGCTCTTCTAAATGCTAGTGTAAAATACTGAGTTCCTGTATCACCAGATCTGTTCGGACCAGGTGGAATATATGTAGAATAATTTAGTACATCATGTTTTAATAATCCAAGTCTAACTGTAGATTCTTTTGTTCCAGCTATACCAGGATCAGCACTTTCTGAAAAAATTTCTGTTGTGTAGTAATTAAAACTTGAACCTCTTAAAGATGGCGTATTAGTTGTTTCAGATTTAAAAGCTGCTGACCTTACTGCATTATCTGTAAATGTTGAACCTAAACTATTAGATACTTGTATAGAATTTTCATTAATTCCAGATTGAGAAGCTGTATGTACATTTATATTTGTTGTATTTTCAATATACGAACTTGTACCATTAACATTTCTTGCTCTTATTTTTATTCTATCTACAGTTCTTACTGATGAAGAAGTTATAGGTACAGATAATGTTCCTATTGCATAAGCAGAACCTACACCCACATTAGCTATAGGTATTCCAGATGATAACATAGTAGTTGATCCATCAATATTTGCATAGCTATAATCAGTATTAACTGTACCAGACGAAGATGTACTTTCTTGATTAGTTCCAGTATCTATTTCTACTACGTTTGAAACATCGCAGTATGCTTCTCCTGTTAAATTAGTTATTGTAATACCAGCAACATTTATTGTTGGTGATCCTGAATTGAAATAAGGTATACCAGATATATATCTAAAAGTTCCAGCATTATTTACTGTTAATGTTCCTGCATTTGTAACTACAGGTGAAGATGTAAGACTATCTCTTAATATATGAACAAAATTAGTACTTCCAGTTATAGCATGTACTAATTTTTGAGCATTTAAACCAGTAGAATAATCACTTTCTGATCTAGATATTTTTGCATCAAATGTTTGATAAAAACCAGTTGGATATATTGATGAAGAAATAGTAACATGAGCATCATTTTGTTGCGTTATAACTAGTGTATCAAAAGTACCAGTTTCATTTACAATACCAAAATTGAAATGTTTAATACCTTTTACTACATTATTAATTGAACTAGCTAAATTACCAAAAGCTCCATTCAATGCATTGTTTATAGTATTTGTTTCAACTGTACCAGATATATATCTTCTAGCAGTTGTTGTATTTAAACTATCTCCTGCATTTAAAGTAGTAAACGAACTTGTTTGATCTCTAAAACCTGAAACTAGTTTTGGATTATTACCCTGTGCTGGACTAGCAAATGTTAAACTAAACGAAGATAAATCGTTTGGAGCAGCTGGAGGATCTGATAAAGTAAATGTCAATTGTTCATTATCGGTTTGTGACTCACCACCTGGTGATCCATTTCCTGTTAAGGTAATTGTATAACTTTGAGTATTTGCTCCTAGATAATTATGATTAAGTGTATGCCCTATTGATCCAGGTGTTGAACCATCTTCTGCTATATTATCATTACTTCCATGTGACCAACTATAAACGTAACTACTAGCATTTTGAGATGTGTTTGTTGCTGTTACTAAAGCTCTATTTTTACTATTATAGTCAGTAAAATTATATAAACTATATTGATTATCGCCATCTTTATCTGAAACAGTATCAGCTGTAGCTGCTAAATTAACTCTTAGATCTGGTTTCACTGTAATTTTAAATTGTTCTGAGCTAAATGGTGACGAAGAGTGATTTGATACTACTCTCAATTCACCTGTATAAGTTACTGTATTTCCATTGGCTTGATCAGAACTTGAAAGTGCATATGTATGAGACAATGGACTTGCACTTCTATCTCCAGCAGAGCCTGAACCAACATTAACTGTAGTATTAGAAGTTCCATCTCCCCAAACATATACATATTGATTGCCAAATATACTATGATTACCTATACCAGACCCGCTATTATTTGTTGCTTGTATAACATGACCGGAGGTTGCTTCTTCATTTATACCATCACTATCATTTATACTTACAGATGGAGTATGAGTGTCTAAAATATTAAAAAGATTATCTGAGTCCGCTATAGGAAGATCAGCTGGATTAGCTGTCGTGTGTGTGTTTAAAGTTAATGAAATGTTAAAAGATCGATCAGTATCAGTAACTGAATCAAAAGTATAAGGTAACCTTGAACCTCCATTGTTTACAGAGCCACCTGCTTGTCCATCGTTACTAACATAATAGACTCCATCACTATCTCCAAAATTCCAATTGTATGTAGCAGTGGAATTAGAAGTATTAGTTGTGTTGTTTTGTAGATAAACAGTTGCACCATCATCCCAGTTTGTAATAGGAGAACCTCCAGAAGAAGCTGAGTATATAGCAAAGCTAACTACAGGTGTAGCAGTATACACAATAACATAATTAGATCTTTCTTTTATTGAAAATGAACCTGCACCTTCACCAGAATTATTTCTCGCTACAACTTTTACAGTAAAAGGAGAACCACTGTTACTATTATATGTATGGGAAGGTGTACTATCAGAACTGTCAGAGTCTACTGTACCATCACCCCAATATATATCATATCTATTAGGTGTACCATCTGCTGATGTAGTAAGAGTTGTAGTAAACCCAGCTCCACCTACTAAATTATCACCATTAAAATCTAGGTTAGCTACAGCAGTATTTTTTAGAATGTTTCTTGAAGCTTCGTTTAATCTATCTATAGCATCGGCAACAGTATTGTTAGTTTGTAATGAAATAATTCCAGGTTCAATTGTAAACGAACCATCACTAGGTGAGTTGAGAGTAACATTATCTCCTGATATATCTGACGAGGCAGCATGCTCTCTTATCATATTAAAGACAATATCTGAATCAACTATAGCAGGATTTTCTTGAAGTACACTTTTTACAAAGTCTGAATCAATATTAGAATGTATTTTATATACACCTTCGCCTTCAGAATTAACTGAAAAATTTACTGTTGTACTATTTCCGGATTCAATCCTTGTGACTAAAGGAATGTTCTCAGAGTCATATGCCATTATAAAATACCTCTTTTACTTATTATTTATAAGTTGATAAAATATTAGATACCATTTATGATACCTAATATTTTTAATCAATTAAGAGATAATTTAAGAAGACTTAACTAAACTTACTACTGTTAAATCGTTACTTACAGCCGCAGGTTCTGTTAACACTACACTTGTTCCATTTGAAGCGGTATAGTCAGAAGATTCTAATCTAATACCGTTTAAAAATACCATAATTTGGTTAACAGTGTATCCTAATGTTGCTGAATTATTATCGTTTCCTGAAAAAGTAGTCTGTCCTGCTGTTGCTGTATATTCAAAGAAAGTAAATGTATTTCTCAATCCTTGGATTATAGCTTCATCTGAATCTAATCTTACGTGAGCAGCATCTGCTCTAGCTTTAGCAACAGCTACAGCTGTATCTAAAGATTGTAATTTTGATTCATCTGAATCTAATCTTGTTTTCATTCCATCGATTTGTGTTTGAACATTTTGTAATGCTATGGAATCTGAATCTAAATTAGTAATTGCAGATGAAATTTTTGCAGTTAATTGACTTATGATTAAATCTGAGTCAGCTAAATTAACTAAACCAGCTGCAATAATACTTCTAGTATTTTCATGCTCAGAATCTAATCTTGATTTTACTTCTGTTATATCTGCATTTGTAGCTGTTATCTCAGCTGTTAAATTTGTTCTTAATGTTTGAATAACTGTACTATCTGAGTCAAGATCTGCTCTTAAACTAGCTGTGTTACCACCTAAGCTATTACCCAATGATTGTATTTTTGCGTCATCAGAATCCAATCTACCTTTTATAAGTGCTATTGTATTAGCTAAGTCTGAGTCAACACCAGTTACTACAACTGATTGTCCTACTATTAATTTGGCTAGTTCTCTACCTCTACTCATTTCTTTATTCCCTTTTATTTAAAATGTGATATATTTATAATTTCTTAGTATTATATTTTCGTCTTTTTTTTAATTTTTTTTTATATTTTTCTTGTGTTACTCATTATAGTTTTTTTAATTAATTTGCTTTGAATACAAACGAAGCACCATGGTTACTTTGCGATGACACAACAGTATTAATTGCTCCTGCAACTAATATTCCACCATTGTCATCTACTTCAATATTTTCTCCTAAACCATTAACAGCAGAACCTATATCAGGATTTAGAGATTCTTCTAATGTATATGAACCGCTTGCTAAATTATAAACATGTACTTGTCCAGTTACACCTGCAAAATTTATATGTCCGATAAAGATTTTATTAGCATCACTTGAAATGTCTACAGAATAACCAAATCTTCCGTACATTCCTGTTCCTGGAGGTACAAATTTTTGAGCTTGTGTCCAAGTTGTACCTGATCTTGTATATACATATGCTGCTCCAGTTCTACTAGTAGTTCCTGTATCAGCATCCCATGCTCCAACAACTGCTGTAGCTCCATCATCACTAATCGCTACACTTATACCATTTTGATCCAAAGCAACTCCATCTGAAGGTACTAATTTTGCTTGCTTTGTCCATGTTCCACCTCCGTAAGTATAAATATAAGCTTTACCTGCATTGCTAGCATTAGTTGGACAACCAACTATCATGTAAGATTTGTCAGTTGTTATCTCAATATCTTCTCCAAACATATCATCATTCAATCTATCTGAACTAGATTGTTCAATTAATTGTGATTGAGACCACGTTTCACCTGATCTTGTATAAACATATAATGCACCTGCATCTGTTGTTGAATTTCCAGCAACCCATTGTTTATTAGTAGCTCCAACAAACAACATAGAACCATCTGAAGTTAACTTACATCCTCTACCAAATGCTTCACCACCAGCTCCTGTATTACCACCATGTCCTTCTAAACCTTGACTTAAAGTATATGTATCTGAACCAGTTTTTTTATATATCCATACTTTACCAACTCCAGAATCACTTCCAACTGTAAAGCCTGTTGATCCAACTGCTATATAAGTTCCTGTTCCATCTGTTGCTAATCCTCCACCTCCAAATCCTCTGTGTACAGCATCTTCGCCATGACTTATACCTGTATTTTGTGATCCAGATATACTCC